CCCGCAGAGACGACAAACGGAATACGTCCCTAACAAGGCCGCCTTCTTGCTCTGAAAATTTAGAGCCATCTCGAGCCTGGAACCTAAAGGAGCTCTGGTCAATATCGCCCCGACTCATCGCCGCTGCCAGTGATCTAGATTCTGGATGTGATAGGTTCAAGTCAAATGAGTATCTGAGCCCCTCGTCATCTATGGAGAGCTCTAGGGTGTTCTCCTCGCGTCCTCCTTTGTATCGTGCTAGGGGCACTCCTTCATGGTTTATCAATGCCCTAACGTCCGTGTTAGGGTCTGCTAGCACGTCGTCAAATGCTCCTGGTGAGATAATCTCGCGGTATCCACCAAGATCATCGGAGAGCTCGTTGAATCGGGCCGCGTAGCCTCTGACAGGGACACTGCCAGCTCCTTCGTCGATTGCGCGTAGGTCATCCTCGGAGAAGGCGTCAAATGCACCAGTTAGGCTTCTTGAATCGTGGGTGTTTGTGCTCATGCTCTTGATAGTATGTCCGCAGCGTCTTCTTGGTCAATATTGCGTCCAGTGGCGCGCATGCTAGCGTTTTTAACTAGAGATTCAGCCAACTCACCAGCGTCTAGACTGCCTCCAAGCCCTTTAACCGCTTGTGCAACTGGCTCAAGCCGCAGAGTTGCCGCTCGTAGATGGTCTGCTAGGAACTTTTCTACTCGGTCCCCCTCGTCTTCTTTGCCATGTGCTCTAGCAAGTGCCTTTTTTTCCCGCTCTGCTAGTGCTCTCAGTGCATCTCCGAGGATCGGTTCTAGTGCTAGTAGAGCCGATCTGCTAGCATCTGGGGCAGGTTGCGTGGGTTCCTCAGCCTGATTGGCTTCTTTGGTCGCTTCCCGCTCAGAAATCGTTGAATGATTCATTGGGAGGATGAGCTCGTCGCCCCCCTCAATCGGAGAAAGGCCCTCGCCTAGTCTCGCCTCGTTAGGTGTCATGATTCCACCTAACACAAACTTCTCAGATGCCTTCGACCTTTGCTCCGTGTCTCCTTTGAGAATCTCCCTAGCATCATGGCGGATGCAGTAGCCTGCCTTTCGTTCTGCGGATGTTAGCCAAGTGGTATTTAAGACGGATTCAATGAAATTTACCCAGGGGAGCAGGGTATCTGTGTAGAACTCCCTACTCATCTGTTCAATATTATTAAACGTCGCCCTATCAAGTGCCCCGATCTTGTGCATAGGAACCCGAAAGATCCTGGCAATCTCCTCTACGCTAAACTTCTGCGCCTCGATAAACTGAGCATCCGCTAGGCTCATCGAAATCGGGCTATATTCGGTCCCTTCTAACAGGATGGCGGTTCCTGTCCCACCTCGAGCTTGTTGCATTTGCTGCGCCCACTCATCGCGCATTTGTTTTCTGATGTCCTCGTTTCGATAGGCACGCATGCCGACCGACAAGATCCCCGAAAGCCTCGCACCTCCCTCGAACGTCGCTACCCCGTGCTTCTGCTGCGCTTTGGCGGATGCTAGAGCATAGCTGGCAATAGGTGAGCATCCAATCACGCCGTCGAATGTTAGGCCGATAAAGTGGCTGATGTCAGGCTTCATGGCAAGCGCCGTCCCGTTGCGATAGTCAGTCGAGAATTCGTAGACCATCCGGCCACTCGGCTTTCTGTCAGGAAATACGTAGTCTGTCAGGAGAGGCTCGACCCTATCGACTCTACCCCTATCCCAACCGTTGAGTACGTATGAGTTGCCCCTGAGCACTAGTTGAGATGAGATCGCGGTTCTAACGCTGGCCCATGTCATTTCCTCATTAGGAACGTCTCGAAGGAACCCGTCCAAGTAGTGGCCTGACTCCCTTGTAATTGCGCCCTCGTCCCGCTTGTATACGTGCAGGGGCAATGCGCTGATGCTCTCAGAAATCACCTTAACGCATGCCCAGACTGCGCTCATCCTCATTGCCGATGAGGCGGTTGAGTCTCCTAAGCTATCAAGATCGGCTTCCGGTCCGAAGATGTCGGATGTTGTGATAGAGCGTTTGGTACTCTGGAGATCCACCATTTGAGCGGATTCCTGGTCGAAATAATAGCGGCTCATAGATAAGCTAATCGTTAGTATAGGTCATATGGACCAACTAAACAGCATCTTTTAGTTCTAACTCACAAGACTCAACCCCAGAAATCGAGTGGTGATTCTGGCGCGTCGTTCAATTCGCCGTCCGCTAGTGCTACTCCAAGGGCCATGACTGCTGCAACAATGCCGTCAATCTTCTTCGAGGGATCTTGGCTTTTGTCAGGCTTAATGTTGCCCGCCGGATCCGTCTTAATTACCGTGTTTCCTGCCATCCAAGTAAGCACTTTATTTCCGAAATGATTCAGCTCGCCTCCAATCACCATCCGCTCAAAGTCTTTCGTCGGAGTAGACATCGAGACGAAGCCTTGCCCAAACGCAGCCACATCTATCCCCTCATCCTGAAGTTCTTGGATCATTGCGTGGGAGAAGGTCCTATCAAAAGCCAAAGTTCTGATGTCGAAGTCTCTAAAGTCCTCGAGGATCTGCTTATTGACGAAACGATAGTCTGTCACATCACCAGGAGTCTCAATGATAAACCCTTCGTCTTTCCACGGCTTGTAAGGGACAAGTGTTTTCCGTTCACTTTCGTTAATCGTTGCCTCTGGAGCAAAGAACCTCACTAACAGTTGCCACTTATCAAATTCGTCTTGTGGTGGGAAGAGCAACGCAAATGCGGAAAGGTCTGACACTTGAGCCAAGTCGAGCCCCGCGTAGCAGTAGCAGCCTAACAGGTTCTCTTCGGTTACTTCAGGCTCTATGCATTCCTGCCATTTGAGCATGTCTAACCATCCTTCACTGACAGACACCCATACATTCAGCCTCTTGGTTTTGAAGTCTGCCAGAAGGCGAGGCGAGGACTTTGCCCGATCATACGCTTGAGCAAAGGACTCTTCGTAAACACTTTCACCAAAATTAGGGTTGGCTTTCTTCCATGCTACCGGATCATCTATCTCATCCCCCTTGTCGATAGTGTAGACAATGCCAAAGTAAGAGTCGTCGTTTGCCGCCTGCTCTAACACAGATTTCACGTGATTCTCAAGGTCTCTACATATTCCGTCAGTGTTAGCCCCCGCTGTAGTGATCTGTAAGAATAGCGGTTGTTGTCTTGCACCAAACGCGGAGTTTATAACATTGTGCAAATCTGGGCTCTTCATCGCATGAAACTCATCGAGTATTGCACACGAAGGATTGAGCCCATCGAGATTGTCTGCCTCTCTACTCAGCGGCTTGAAGCACGATGTCTCGTCGTATTCAATGGCACTGGGTTGTTTCCGGTGAGTGAATAATTCCGTGAATGCTGGATCCCCGGATTTTTTAATCATTTGGCTAGCATCGTTCCAAACGATCTTAGCTTGATTGATAGTGGTAGCAGCACTGTAGACTTCAGCGGCTGCCTCTCCATCCGCGAAGAGCATGTAGTTTCCAATAGCTGCGGCGAGGGTGCTCTTGCCGTTCTTTCGTGGTACCGCGATGTAGGCGTGAGAGAATCTTCGAAGACCTGTTCCCCGTTTCCATCCAAAGATAGAGCCAACGATGAATTTCTGCCAGGGTAGAAGTGTTAGAGGTTCGCCCGCCCACTGCCCTTTGTAGTGGCGCATTGACTGCACGAAATTAATAGCGTGATCCGCTGCTTCCTCGTCGAAATAGATGTCCTCGCGCTCAAGATCTCGAAGGTGTCTCTCCGCTGCGAGCCTAACCCAATGACAAGAAACGATCTCGCCAGACACTACTTGTGTCGCGTAATCCTTGGCGGGGTGTGGCATTGCTAGCTTTTCTTTCTGAAGCTGGACGGTCCTTCAAGTACTTTAGGGGGTGCCTTGGTTGGGGATGCGTCTGTCGTCTTGGGGACAAGCCCTAACGCTTGACCTGCTGCCCGAACCTCTTTATTTGCACTTGCTAGGATATTAACAGCGGGGTTAGTATACTTTCCGCCTGTCTTTTCTGAGACAATGACCACGTCGGAACCTTCTAGCTCATCAATCGCTGCTTCGCTCAAAGCAACTGCGTTGCAATATTGGCGGATGGTTTCCTCGAGGTTCCAACGAACGCCCAGGTCTAAAAGGCGCGGGCGGGTTCGAGTGTAGACTGCTTGAGCCGATGCGGTAGCTCGAGGCAATGTGGCGGGGAGTGATTCATCCATGGACGTAACATGGGAGGCTAGGTAAGGGTAGCTAGGGGTATTCCTGGCAAACTGAGCCGACTCATACGGTAGCTAGGAATATAGTCTCCATAAAAATATAGTTCCTTCGAGACGTTCCTAATGAGGAAATGACATGGGCCAGCGTTAGAACCG